GGTAAGTATTCTGTACCCGGTCAAGCTGATGTGCTTGCTGATTACAAAACAGATTTACAAGATGTTGTAATTGCAAAATATAAAGATCTTGATGTAATGTACTCCCGTAACCAACTACCCGGAGGAGACAACAGAGCTATAGAAAAAGCATACGCTGATCTTAAGAGACGTGTAGAACAATCCGAAGTAGGTAATCAAGGTTTAGATTTTGGTACTCGAGTAGGTAGTGAATTAGAAGTAGTAAAAGCTAAACTATTAAATGGTGGCTATGACATAGTAGTACCTACATACAGTACAGGTACTGCACAAGATGTAATAGATACAGCAGACTACTTTACAAAACCCGGTAATATAACATCATCTAATTTTGCATCAGCTCTTGAAAAATCTAATTTAGAAACCAGTAGAGCTGCTATGAATGACGGTAATCTTGGAGCTGCTATCACACCTTTCTGGGTGAATACTGCTAAAAGATTAGGTGTTGCACCAGAGCAATTACTGATGGATAGATTAATAGCTACAGGAGGATTAGATCCAAAAACTGGAGACATTGTTAATAGCAATGAAATCTATAAATTAAGTAAAGATGATTTATACGAACTACATCGTAACCCTAACGCACATAGTTCCATAGATGTATTCTATAAAGTTAACGAAGAGACTGGTGAGAAAAACAGTACCATAATGTTAAATGCTGCTAGACTTAGAAAGTCAGACGGATCAGGATTTATTGACGATGGTTACTACACACTAAGAGGTCAAGGCGTTAAAAAGCTACCAAGGATTAATAATACTTTAACACCTACAGATTTAATTAGATTAGGTGCTGATAATGTCGGAAGATATGGCATATCAAAAGCTGAACTAAAAGAAGCATTTACATATGCTGGTAACGGCATGAAACCAGTTTTAGAAGGGCTACTCAATAAACCATTTACAGAAGATAGCCAAAGCCAAGTCATGGCATTACTATGGCACATTAAATTACAAAAGATGAACTCTATAAGAGGTGTCGAAATAGACGGAGATTTCTCATGGCGTTTATCTGGAATTACAGATGTTGAACAAGCAGCACTTGAAGAATTTATGCCAGCATTAAAAGATGCTCCTTACTTTAGTAGACCACATGTTATACAAGAAGATGTTATGTCTGCTATAATAAACGAAATCCCCACTCCTATAGAAAAAGAAAAACCAAAACCTAAAAAAAGATCTAGAAGATAATGAGTGAAAAGTATAGTATCGAGTTTGATGATAATGACTTAGATAATCTGGAACAAGAAGCATTAAAAATCTCAGACGCATACAACGAACGTAGACAAGCAGAAGAGGCATCAGTGCAAGCTGAACAGCAAGTCGAGCAGCAAGCTGCCGATGTTACATATGATCCTCGTAATGCTGATACATGGGGAGCCAAGGCTCTCATCAAAGAAGGGCAATCCATCTTATCTGGTGGGTTGCAAGATACCGCTTCATCACTAGCTACATTCCCAGAACGCACAGCAGATGCTTTGTCTGGTGAAATGCAACGACAAAGGTTAGAAACAGGGACATACAGGCCAGACTGGACTCCTTTTAATTCTTACGATAACCCAATCGAAACAAAAACGTGGTGGGGTAAACAGCTACGAGGACTAATACACTTTGGTTCTATGGCAGCTGGTACAATATTAGCAGCAAAAGGTGCAGTAGCTACAGGTTTAGTTACAATACCAGCAGGGCTTACAGCTTTAGCTGGTAGTACTGTAGCTAGAGGTGCAGCTGTTGGAGCTGTGTCTGATCTTGTATCTAAAGAATCAGATGAGCAAAACGCATTAGGTGCATTACGTGACCGTTATGGTTGGGTAGATACACCTATAAGTACTAAAGAGACTGACCATCCTATAATGATGAAAGTAAAAAACATCGTAGAAGGTATGGGTATAGGTCTAATATTCGACGGTTTAGCTTACACACTTAAAAAAGGTAGTAAAGAAGCTGTTGATCAGATAACAAAACGAAACAAAAGTCTCAAAAATCAAACCGTACAAGCTGGGGTAGCCCAGTTACGTCGTGGTGAAGCTGAGTTTAGAGCTGATAAAAACGCACCATCTGCACAACCACATCAAGGTGCACATGTATCAGAAGTAGACCCAGAAGTTGCTAGACAACAACTATCTAAAACACGTAAAGACTGGGGATCTGAAGATGGATCTACAGGTTCTGTTACTACACCAGTAGAACGTGAAAGCATAGCACAGTACGGTGGTACAGATGATGCAACAGTAGAACGTATATTTCGTGGATTAGTAAGTAGTGAAAAGTTTGCAAAAGAACTAGACGCTGCCAAAGGATCTAGACAGGCATTAGCTGAAAAGTTTAAAGAGTCAATAGAATCACATCAACGTGTAACACAGGGAAGAAATCCTGTAGATATGACACCACAAGAATATCTAAAAGAATTGTTTGAAACAAATGATGTTATAGATAATCAAGAAGTATGGACATCTAAAAATGTAGTTACAGCTGATTTAATACTAGGTACATTACTAAAACAACTAAGAGATACTGGTATTGCTGGTAGAGAAATAGCTGATTTAGTAAGTCTTGACGATGTAGATGGACCAGCTAAACAGATTGTAGATACAATGTTAACTGCATTATATGAAACAAAGAAATCTAGATTTGTAAAGTCTGATTCATTTAGAGCATTAGGTGCAGCTAAGAAAACTAAAAAAACTGTTGAAGAAGCTGTAAGCAAAGAAATGGTAGATGCTAGAGAATCTATTATGTCCGTATTAAAAATAGCAAAAGATGATGATAATGATGACATGATAAATGCGTTGTTTGAAGCTTTTTCTATGATGGAAAATGTTAACACACTAGATGACTTTGATAGATGGGCTCGTACTTTAATACTTGGTGGTAAATTAGATGTAAATGCACCTGATCGTACAGGTGTAATGATAAGAGAACTAGAAGGAGTTATGACTCACAGTGTTTTGTCTGGACCTAAAACTCCAGTCCGAGCAATTATGGGTACATCTGCTGCAACATTTTTAAGACCTTTAGCTACAGCTTTAGGTTACACACTAAAAGCTCCATTTACTGGAGAAGTTGCTGCGATGCGAGCTAGTCTAGCTAGTGTTAATGCTATGATAGAAGCTGTACCTGAGTCACTACAACTATTTAAAACAAAGCTTAATGCTTACTGGAAAGGTGATATAAGAACTATTAAGACACGTTTCTCTGAGTTTTCTCAGGGCGATGACAACTGGGAAATATTACGCCGTTGGGCAGAAGATAGTGGTAGAGCTAATCCCGGAGAAGTAGCAGCGTTTCGTGTAGCTAATTTAGCACGTAATGCAAACAATGCTAACTTGCTGACTTACTCTACTAAGCTTATGGCTGCAACTGATGACGCATTTGCGTACATATTAGGTCGTGCTAAGATGCGTGAAAAAGCTATGCGTAATGCTTTAGAGTTACAAAACAATGGTATACAAACTCCTAAGATTACAAAAGAGTTAATGAAAGCATACGAAGATGACTTTTATGGGCAAGTCTTTGACTCTGCTGGTAATATAGTAGATGAAGCAACTTTGTTTGCACGTAAAGAAGTTACACTTACACAAGATCTTACAGGTTTTGCGAAAGGATTAAACGATGTATTTTCCGCTACACCACTAGCTAAACCATTCTTTTTGTTTGCTAGAACTGGAGTAAATGGACTTTCTTTAACGGGAAAGTATACACCGGGGTTTAACTTTTTAGTCAAAGAGTTTAATGATATAGCATTTGCTAATCCTAATGATTTAGCAAGTGTTAATAAGTATGGTATATTTACACCAGAAGAATTAGCTAACGCTAGAGCTTTACAAACAGGTAGATTATCTATCGGTGCTGCTGTTACATTTACAGCTGTACAAGCTTGGATGCGTGGTGACTTACATGGTAATGGACCCGTTGATAGACAGAAACGTCAGATGTGGCTTGATAGTAGATGGGAACCTAGAACAATTAAACTAGGTGATGTACGTGTAGGTTATGATAACTTTGAACCGTTTAACCTTATTATGTCTACAATAGCTGACATAGGTGATGCAAGTGAACTTATGGGTGAAGAGTGGACAGAAAATGAACTTGGTAAAATATCATTAGTTATAGCTCAGGCAGTTACAAGTAAATCTTACTTAGCTGGTATACAGTCCTTTGTAGATTTATTTGGTGGTAGACGTGGACAGATTGGACGTATATCTGGTAGTTTAATTAACAACAGTGTACCTTTAGCTGGTTTACGTAATGAATTAGGTAAGTTATTTACACCTTATATGCGTGAACTAAACTCAGGTGTAATACAGTCTATACGTAACCGTAACACATTTTTTGAAGGTTTGACTGGTATTAACCCACTAGCTAATCCACTACCTATTAAATATGATATGCTTAATGGTAGAGCTATTGACGATTGGGATTTCATGACTCGTGCATACAATGCAACTAGCCCTATAAGTCTTAATTTAGAACAAAGTCCCGGTAGAGCGTTCTTATTTGATAGTGGTTATGATCTAAGACAGTCCACATACTATGCACCTGACAGTACAAACTTGACAGATACACCAGAAATTAGATCTAAATTTCAACGAGCTATTGGTTTACAAAACTTACAACGTCAATTAGATAAATTAGCAGCTAATCCAAAAGCCGCTGCTTCTATGGAGCAAATGTACTCAGATATAAAATCTGGTAGACGTGCAGACTTTGATGCTAGAGATTACTGGCATAATAGACAAATAGATAGAATGTTTCAAAAAGCTCGTAGAATTGCTTGGAACTCTATCAAGAACGAATCAGATATACTTGCAGTAATAGAAGAGCAACGTCGTGACAAACTCGAACAAATACGAAAACAACGACAAACAGCGAACATCCTCAACATACCTAAATAATGGCAACAACATTCGTAGATTACACTGGGGATGGAAACGCAACTAAGTCGTTTTCCTTCCCTTCCATCCAAGAAGCTGATATTAAAGTAGATGTAGATGGTGTCTTAAAGACATCTGGCAGTCACTATAATATAACCAGCTATACAACAACAGGTGGTGGTAATGTAGTCTTTACATCAGGCAACATACCAGCAAGCCCAGCTGCAATACGTATCCGTAGAGATACAGATGTAGACACTGCTAAGGCAACCTACACAGCAGGCTCGGCAGTTAAGGCAGGCGATCTTAACAGCAACATGACACAGATTCTGTATGCTGCACAAGAAGAGCAGAATCAAAATATAGTAACAAGTGATATTAAAGACGGTGCTATAACAAGTGCTAAAATATTAGATGGTACAATAGTAGCAGCTGACTTAGCTTCTAACGCAGTTACAACTGTAAAGATAACAGATGATGCTGTAACAGCTGACAAGCTAGCTAACTCTATTAATACTGAGATAGCAGCTAACACAAGTAAGACTACAAACCAAACTCATACAGGTGATGTTACTGGTTCTGTAGCTTTAACTATAGCTAATGCAGCAGTTAATAATGCTAAGATTGCAAACGATGCAATCAATAGTGACAAGATTGCAAACGATGCAGTCAACTCAGAGCATTATGTAGCTGGTAGTATAGATACTGAGCATATAGATGACTTACAAGTTACTACAGCTAAGATAGCCAATGATGCTATAGTAGCTGGAAAGATAGCTGATAATGCAGTAACGACAGCCAAAATATCTGATAGTAATGTCACGACAGCTAAGATAGCTGACGACGCAGTTACTGACGCTAAGTTAGCTAACTCTATTAACACAGCTATAGCCGCTAACACAGCAAAGAATACTAACGTTACAACTAACCTTTCTACTTCTACAACAACGACAGCAGTTACTGTTGCAAGTAGTGACGGAACTAACGCAACTATAGGTGAAGCGACTGCTTCTGCTGCTGGTGTAATGTCGTCAGCACATCACGACAAACTAGATGGCATAGAAGCTAGTGCTACAGCAGATCAGACAAATGCAGAAATCAGAGCAGCCGTAGAAGCTGCGACAGATAGTAATGTATTTACTGATGCTGACCATAGTAAGTTAAATGCTATCGAAGCCAGTGCAACAGCAGATCAAACTGATGCAGAGATTAGAGCTGCGGTAGAAGCTGCATCTGACAGTAATGTATTTACAGACGCAGATCACAGCAAACTAAATGCTATAGAAGCTGGAGCTAAAGATGACCAGACAGATGCAGAAATTAGAGCAGCCGTAGAAGCTGCAACAGATAGTAATGTATTTACTGATGCTGACCATAGTAAGTTAAACGCTATAGAAGCCAGTGCAACAGCAGATCAAACTGATGCAGAGATTAGAGCTGC